TCGACCTGCGCGAACCCCAGGACCGGCGTGAGGCACAGGACAACGACGAGCAGCAGTACACGCATGATCAGCCCCTCCAGAAAAGATCTTCCTTGATCCGATCGATGACCGCCTGCAGCGATTGCGCGACCGTCCAGCCTCGCTTCTTCGCCCGGTGCTTGATCTCCTCGAGCTGTCCGGGCGTGAACTCGATCTGGATCCCCCCGATCTCGATCTTGGCCAGGCGCTCGACCGCGGCGACGAGATCCTCGGGCGTGCGCGTCGCCCCAATGCCGAGCGTCGCTTCCAGACGTGTGCAGACCTGCCCGGACAGCAGGCGAGTCGCATCGTCGGCGATCTGGTACCGCTCAGCGAGCTGCGCCGGGCCGACGACGTCGAGCACGATCCGATCGCGCGTGACGAGCCAGTCGCCAGCCACCACGCGCGCGATGCGCCCGTCGGCGAGGGTGAGCGTCTGATCGGCCGGCGCCCGGACCGCTGTCAGCGCCGGCATGCGCGCCAGGACCGTCACCTTCGACCGCGCGCCCATGCGGGGCGGGTCAGAAGATGCGGTCGCGCTCGGGACTGAGGGACGTGAAGTGGAGCCCGGCGTCGCGGGCAAGGTCGTCGGCGAACTCATCGTCATCCTCCTGGGCACGATCGGCTTCCTCGGCGGTCGCGTCGCTGTTGCGCCAGTCACGAGGCGCAGTGTGCGACGTGGCGGCGTGCTGCTGGAGTGCTGCGCGGCGGCGGCGTCGCTCGGCGATCGGTTCCGCCTCACCCCCGGCCAAGCGCCACGCCACATAGTAGCCGATCGCGGCTGACAGGACACAATCGTCGTGCTGGCCGCGCGCCGCTTCGGCGTTCCCGATCGTGTCCGGGGTGATGAAGTGGCGCAGCTCGCCGCGCGTGGTCGGCGAGTTGAGCACGTAGTCCGGCCAGCCCGTGATCGGATCGGCGTTCACCACCGCGTCGTGAAAGGCGGCGAGCAGCAGGGGCCGGGTGCGTGGTGAGGTGACCCAGCCGATCTTGGTCGAGTACCGGCGATCGGGGCTCGCGGCGTCGGCGTACTCCCAGACGTAGAAGTTCCCGTAGCCAAGGTGGAGCTGCAGGGTGTCCTGGGTCGAGAGCCCGTGGTTGTTCGTTTCGATCGCGGCGAGCGCTTCGATCCCGTCCTCGTCTGGATAGAGCCGGCCGATCGCATCGCAGACGAAGGCGAGCTGCTTGGGGTCGACGACGTTGCTCACGTACTGGGCGACCTGCTCGGCCGGCTCCTCGATCGTCGGGAGGCGGACGACGTCCACGACCGAGTAGTCGAGCCCGAGGCCGTCGCTGACATCCACACTGATCACGTAGCGGCGCCGGCCACGCACACGCGGGTACTCCCAGATCGCCAGCACCGAGTGCCGCAGGCTGGGGAGCCCCTGCAGCTCGGTCGCGGTCAGGCGCCGGAACCCGTAGCCGGGCGGGACCGGGAAGGCGTCGGCCGCGGTCGCGAGGGTCGAGAGGGGGATCCGAGGAGACAGCGGCGGCAGGGGGCGCCGAGACGGCTCCACCCGTGGATCGCCAGTCTCTGCAGGCATGCGGCGAAGCTCGGCGATCTCGCGGGCGGGCTCGACCGCCCAGACGTCTTTGAGCGGGCGCTTGCTGCCGGCCTGATCGATCTGCTCGAGCTGCTCGAAGGTGAAGATCGCGCGGCCGGCGTACTGGAAGCACTCCTGATCATCGGCCGGGTACTCCTTGAGGAACTTCGCCAGCTCTCCCTTCTTCGCGTAATAGCTGCGCGTGCGCTCGTACCAGTAGAGCTGATCGCGGGTGAGCGTGACCGTGCGCCCCATCCACTGTGGGGAGTCGATCTCGCACTTGCGCGCATGCTCGAGCGTCTGGATCGCCGGGGTCCAGTCGATCGGCGCGGGCAGGCTGTACTTCTTCGGCTCGGCGTACCACGGGATGAAGACGTTGCTGAAGCGCCCCTCCCCCTCTCCGGCGGTCTGCCAGTGCAGGTGCCACCAGTCGCCGGCGAACTCGGCGGTCGACTCCAGGACGACCAGCGTCGCGATGCTGATCGGCACGGTCGGGAAGAGCGCCGTGTCGAGCTGTTCGGGATTCTCCCAGGTCGCCAGCTCCGAGATGTGGATCACCGAGTAGGTCTGGCCGCGGCCAATCGCACCTTTCGATCCCTCGAGGCCGGTCACCGACTGCAGCGCGCCACGGGTCGACTTGCCCCAGGCGGTCTTGAGATAGCTCTGGTTGCTGAAGACCATCTCGCGGTTCTTGACGAAGTTCAGCCGCTGCGGCTGCAGGAACCACGGGAGCTGCTGGTAGAGCCGATCGACCATCCGGAACAGGTACCCCGCCTGGTCCTCGACGTCGGCGCCGGCGAGCGCGCGCACGTGCGGGACGGTCAGCAGGCGATGGGCGACGAGGGACTCGGCGAGCGTCGAGACGCCGAGCTGCCGCGCCTTCAGGACGTTGAGGAGTAGGCCGTCGGGATGCCCGGAGGCCGCATGGCGGATCTCGAGATCGGCCAGCTTCCGGAGGACGAACTCCTGCGACTCCCAGAGGGGGAACAGGGGCCGGAGCCCGTGGCCTTCCTCGTCGATCCAGATGAAGCGCTCGGCGAAATAGCGATAGTCGAGGATCGAGAGGATGCGGGAACTCGCGATGAAGGTCTGCTCCTCGGCGGCCAGCGCGCGGGTTGGCGTCCCGCGATCGTCGACCGCCTGCAGGAGGATCCCGGTGAGCTGCTGCGCGTCGGCGATGCTGTAGCGCGGGATCTCGCCGGTCGGGAAGGTCGCTCGCATACCCGGGAGCGCGAGCTGCGCGGCGACCTTCCGATCGACGATCGCGGGGGCGTACATGGCAGGAGGGCCGCGTTCACCCGAGCTTCTGGATCTCCTGCAGCCGCTCAAACGAGGTGCCGGCCGGCGTCTCGAGCGCGGCGAGGATCGTCAGGTGTGCCCGGTACTTCTGCCAGAGCGACCAGCCGAACCCGAGCAGGAAGAGCACGAGCGCACTGGCGTACGTCGTCGCCTCCGCCTCGGTCCAGTAGCCCTTGCTCACGAAGTAGCCGGCCCAGCCGATCAGGATCGCGCGCAGCACCGAGCCGATCGCCGACTGTAGCAGTGGTGGCATGTGAAGTCTCCTTACGCCTACGGTGTGGGCGTGACGCCTGGAGCCGGTGGTGCGGGTGGGAACAGGCGGTAGAAGTCGTCGATCGCCGCCTGCACGCGCGCCCTGGCGGCTTCATACTCCACGATCTCCGCCTCGAAAGTAGCGACCGGCTGTCCACTCGCGCGGAGCAAGCCGATCACCCCACGCAAGGTGGCGATGCCGATCCCGATGAGCGGGGTCACCTGTGTGAGGACGAGATTGACGCCGGCGAGCGCCTCGGCGGTACGATTCTGTTCGTCAGGCATGATGATCTCCTAGAGGGGTTGTGATCGGAGCTTCGCGATCTCCGCCGAGAGTGTGGCCACCACACGCGCGACGTTGGCGATGAGCGCGGACACCTGCACGCCGGTCGCGTCGGTAATCTTCACGTTGAACGCATCGACCAACAGGCCATTGATGTTGGCGACGGTCTGTTGCACCTGCGCCTCGGAGAGGTTCCGGAGATCGAGCGTCGTAGCGGCGTCGTACGCGCGCAACGCTTCGCCGAGCTGTCCGGCCCTGGTATGGATCTGCTCGACGACCGCAGTGATCTGTCGTGCCGCCGGGACAAACGCCGGCCTGGCCTGCGCCGCGGCAGTGACGCCGCGCTGCAGCTCCGCCACCGCGTTCAGGGTCGCTGCCCCGTGGTGCGCGATGCTGGCTTGTGGCGAGACACTCGGGCTCGGGTTCCCGGCGCAGCCTACGCTGCTGATGAGCAAAAGCGCGATCACGAGCTGACTGTGGAAGCGCGGTGTCGAGATCTGTCTGAATCGCATGGGTGTCACCTCTTGTTGGTCCTCAGTGTAACCGAGATCACCGACGTCCGGCGCCGGGGGCCTGCCAGCCCATCACACGTAGTTCCCGTGGATCACGTAGCCCCACAGGCCGCCGGACTCCGGCCCGCGGAGAATGAGCGTGTCGCCGTCTCCGGTGATCTCGCGCCGCCCGTCCACGTCGGCAAAGTGGATGGCCCCGCCGCGCAGGTCACGACTCTCGACCACCGCACCGGTTTCCGGGTGGAGCACCTCGACGTGACAGTCGCGCGCCACCGGATGCTGACTCTCGCCCTTGACCGCGAGGACGGCGCAGTAGAACTCGGCGCCGTTGTCAGCCGCGTAGATGCGCGAGACCCCCTCCGGCCAGCCGTCGGACCAGACCCAACGCGCGGGCAGCGGGTGTCCGGGCCAGTGACCGTTGATGCGACGCCACGAGACGATGTCGCCGGGGAGTAGGGCGCGCGCGGTGATCACGGCGGAGGCTTGCGCGTCGGCGTTCAGCTGATCCTGGAAGTTCGGCGGGAGCCCACGGTTTCTGTCGTACTGGCCGCCGGTGCGAATGCCCGCGCCCGCGTGTAAGACGTAGAGCCCGGTCCCCATGACCGAGCAGGCGGCCGACGCGCACGCCAGGTACATCGGCTCGTCCATCGTCCCGACGCTGCTCCACGGCCCCGGAGGCTCGAAGCTGCCGACTGGCCGCCTGAGCCCCTGCCCGTCCCAGTGCTGGCGGATCTGCCGCTCGGGCGGCGGATGCCGATCGGTGTGGATGCTGACGACGTTCGCGTAGGGCCAGGCGTCGAAGTCTGTCGCCACCGACCGCGCGACGACTGGCAGCGTGGGAAACGCGGAGCGCAGCGCGTCGCACACTCGACGGAGGTTCGTGCTCTCGTCGGGCATGTTGTCTTCGTTTGCGGCCTCGACGCAGATCACCGCCTCGAGTCGCGGCCGGATGACGTCGATCAACGCGTGTGCGGCGGCGAGCGGGTGCCGGCCATCGTAGTTGTCGGCGATCAGTGCGACATCCGTCCGCAGCCCGAACTCGTCGTAGGCCACGTCGATGGCGCGTGCCATCGCGTCAGGCTCGCGCTCGACGCTGAACTCGCGGTCGGCCCATGAGCCTCCGCCGACCTTCCCCCACGTGCGGTAGAAGTCGAACCCGTGCCGGGCGAACCACGCAATGTTCTCGCGGTAGCGATCGGGTTCGTGCTGAAGGCCCCACGGCCAGGTGAAGAAGGAAATCCCGCGTGGGTTCCACGGCCCACCGTCATCACGCCACAGCTTTCTGTCGAGCGTGACGCGGCCCGTGCGACGCAACCCAGTCGGAGATGGAGGCGCGTCGGCCGTATTGAGCAGCAGGAAGCTCACAGCCCCTCCACGACCACGAACGC